AAGTTGATGTATATCGTCGTCCATTTTATTTTTAAAACCACTTTAAATATAAATAAAAGTATATAAATCGTATACAAATCGTAAACATGAGTTCCATAGATCTATCAAAGTTAAAAGCATCTTTGGAAAAATCAAGCATTTTAATTGTAGAATATTATTTACTTGAAGAAAAATGTGCAATGATAAAAGCATATGTATATAGTATTAATCAATTTTTGCTTATATATATTCCAACAAAACTTCGAACTGAAATAACAGGTAAAAAAAATATATACGAATTAAAAGCGCTTGAAGATGTTGTGGACGAAGAAGACTATGCAAAATTTGATGAATACCAAATTAATATGATAAGACAAGTCGGCTCAGATAAAGATGCTTATAAAAATTTGTCGCAAAAATACAATAAACAAATTGTACTAAACGGAGACGGCGTTGAACAATTTGAAAAGCGTATAATGAGACAAGTAAAACGTCTTAATATCCCTTTTTCAAAGCTTGAATATACAGTTGGTATACAAAATAAAAAAATAATGGCGTTACACTTTGGAGAAGAAATAAACTTGTTTTATGTAAAAAATTATACAAAAGATGTTCGGTGTTATATGTACATTGTAAATGTAAAAGATTTAATTGAAAATGGCGCCGAAATGCAACATGAAATTGCAACGATTAACACACAATTTTTTAAAATAATCTGTATGTCATTGATACAAATTTAACTGAAATCTCTTCTAAAGATTATACAGCTATTATTGAAAAATATAAAAAACAAAAAGCTGATTTTGCTAGAAAAACTGACACATTTTCATCATTTATTAAAAGACTTGAGGACGAAGAAAAAGTCGAAGTTAAAAAATATAAAGGTTTATTTGCAAATGAAACATCAGGTATTCGTAAAAATACGTTGGAAACAGAATATCAAAATATGATTTCGTCTTTTATGAAAAAAAAGATGGACAAAATGGAGTCAATGATTGACAATACATACATATTTCATATTTTCTTTCTTCTTCTTGAAGAAATATCATTTGATAATTTTATAATGATTAAACGTACTACTGCAAATTTTGAAAAACTAAAGGCATTATTTGATTAAGTAGCTGTATTAATTTATATAATTTATCTATAAATTATATAAAACTACCTTTCTTTCTACCTAATTATTTTGACGTGTTTTGTGAAAAATCACTCTTTAACAAGTCTAAATCATAGCGAAACATGTATTGTTTACATACATTGATATCTTTATCACAAAGAGGGACAATTGTATCTTGTAATGACAGTTTTCCGTAAACTACTTTATGTTCTTTTGAAAAAAAAGCCAGCTTTGTAGGAGGATGAATGTACTTGCCAATTTTATAATTCATCTTTACAACTTCTAGTTTTTCAATTTTTTCAATTTTTTTTGATACCTTCTTTTCTTTATCTTTCTCCTTCTCTTTATCCTTCTCATTTTTTTCATCCTTCTCTTTCTCTTTCTCCTTTGTTTCCTCATTCTCTGTAGTCTTGATAGGCTTGATAGTCTTGATAGCCTTATTATGCTGAGTGCAATATTCGCCCGATTTTATTTTTTTTCCGCATGTCTCTCCTTTTCTCGGTAGACGTGTAAATGTGTACACGCAAAAAAACACCGGATCAGAGTTAAATATCATCCATTCACGTTTAATCTCGTTCATGTCAATATTGTATTTCGCATTGATACGCTTAAAAAAAAGTTCAGTGTGATATTGAAAGATATTTTCAAGTTTATTCATATTTCAATCCGCAATTTGATTATTTAAACTTTTATTAATTAATTAAAAACATTTATAAAATTTTTCAATTTTATAAGATAAAGAAAAGATGCTGAATCGTGGAAATATCGAAAAAGCAAAATACATGAAAAATAATGTAAATAAAGTCTACTACTCTACGCAAGCAGATACGCGTCAAGTTGTCACCGATTTTGATCATTTTCCATATCAACGATTTTATAGAGGTATTCATACCGCCGAATACCCCACTATTATCGAAAGAGAAGCAGGTTACAGAAAACAAGAACAACCGTGTTACAGAGAAAAACTTATTGTTAAATCGGAATACCCCAAGCATTGCTTTGAGGGCCCTGCATCTGTTGTCTATCCTTGCTACCCTGATTACTTGCGCAAGTACTCTGATAAGGCTGAGATGGAGATCATGTTGAACAGAGTGTGCGTGGATCGTTCTGTTTAATTTACAAAAAAAGTGTTACGTAATTACTAAACTTAAAAAAATTTTTCTTCAATCAGTGGCTTGCACTGTTTAATAATTTCTAAAAACTCGTGATACGTCTTTCGCATACATTCTTTGTGTGGAGAAGACAAAATAACATTTCCACTCTGAAATACAAGAAACGTATTGTATCGCACTTTTTCTCGTTCTTTGCGCTTGTCTTTTTCGTCCAAAGACTCAATATAATCCGCGTACGTAAATGCATCATTCTGCCACTCCTCGTTTCTGCAACTTATCTTTGTCATTGGTATATTATCAATGTTCTCCAAGGGTATTTTAATGTTTACGCCTGTATAGCCAAAACTTGTTTCCAATAATGAATAATACATTGTTTTTGTGTTGATGTGTTCATCTAAATTTTCTCGATTGATACAGAAGCCTAAATTAAAATTAATATTGGTCATCACCGTTATAAAAACAATTTCTGAAAACTGACCACACACTTGGATGATTTTTGATGTGCCTTTTGTGTATTCATAAATAAACTTCATGCATTGGTGCGAATGCAATTCATTTTTACACCCTGTAAATTGAAATTTACCGTTTTTACTTACCTTGAAATTTATAAATTTATTATCAAGGTACATCACAATCGTCAAGCTGTTTCGAAAAAAACGTTTTGCATTTTTCTTTTCGCGAAGATTAACACCCTTTAATTTATTGCCAAGTTTTAAAGTTACAATTTGCCCATCTAGCAACTCGATTTTTTTTTCTTCCTTTTTTTCTTCTTTTGATTTACGTCCTCGTTTTTTTGGCACAACTGTAAATTCTGTCACTGACAAGTGATTGAACAATTCATTGATATCCACTTTCCAATTTGTTTTGGCAATAATCGTCTCTGTTGAGATCACAATATCATTAAAGACGTTTTCCTTTGAATCCGTCATACTTTCTATTTAAATCGTAATTATTTAAATAACAATTCAATTTTATTTAAATAGGTTTTCTAGTAGTCTTATACTACCGCTTTTTGTGAAAAAGACGTAGTATAGTCTTTAATCACGCCACCCGCTTTTGTATACACTTTTTTGCGTTGCGCAAAATGTTTTTTTAAACCTTTATGATTATCCACAAAATCAAACACAATTGGCTCTACTTGCTCTGTACGCATCACACGTGCCAAATACTGGATAAAATACTCCTCCATATCCGACGCGATCACCAACGCATCAAGAATATCGTGTGAAAATCCCACTCCGCATTTTTGAAGACTCGCCACAATAATACGCGACTCCCTGTCAAACGTGTTTGTATCTTCAATCATCAAGGACACCTTTTCACCATATTCATTCTCTAATTTTTTCGCAATGTATGTCGCTTGCTGGACACGTTTGCATAGCACCAAAAAATGCCGTTCTGGAAACGCGCGAATAATCTCTACAATCATATCATTACGCCCTTGGTGCAAACACTGCGATGTTAAAAGCGCATTCCAATTGCTAGATTCCTCCTCAAACTCAATGCCTGTATCCACTTTATACACCGTATGTTTATGATACAGCTCGCGTCGAATGCTATTGTCGGGTCCAAAATACAAATCAAGTAATCCATCCATGCCATCGGGACGCGTTGGTGTCGCGCTCAGGCCCAGCACGTAACGCGGGCTTACATAAAACATTGATTCCGATAAACTTTCCGCCATAATGGCATGAATTTCGTCCACGACGACAAACCCAATGGTCTTGAAAAAATCACGACCCAGTTTTTTCATATTTTGAGCATTCACTATAAAAAAATCTGCTTTTTCATTATACTTTTTCATACTAGGCTTGACAAACTCAACCGTCGTATCCTCTCCTGTAAACCGTCTGATACTATCTCTCCATTGCTCCATCAATACAATGCGATGGCATACAATCAGCGTCTTTAATTTAATAACCTTTGCCGCCAAATAAATAGCCAAACATGTTTTTCCGGCGCCTGGATAAAGCGATATAAGCACACACCCAAATTTGTTTAGTCGTTGCAAGCATTCGTCTTTGATTTCCAACTGGATATTTCGTAGGGCGCTTGTAAATGGGACAGAAATAACGCCAAATTCACTCCGATCACGTCGTTGGCATTTTTCAAGATGGTGCAATGCCCAATGAAACGGTACATAATAACACTGTTTTTCGCTGTGTTGTAAAAATGCGTTCAACGGTGTTTCGATTATTTTAAACCCGGTACGCGGATTGTATGAACTTTCGCTTTTAATAACTTTAACCTCATTAATGATTCGGTCTTCGTCAGATACAGAAAGTTGATGACTATAAATACAAATAGACATTTGGAATAAATTGATTTATACTTTATTAAATCAATTTTAGATGTTTTCACGTTTTCAGAGTTTTCAGAGTTTTCAGAGTTTCAGCGTTTTCAGAGTTTCAGCGTTTTCCGCCTTTTCTACCTTTTCCACCTTTTCCACCTTTTCCACCTTTTCCATCTTTGCCTCCAAACAAATAATACAAGCAAATTGCAACAATAATAAAAAGACAGCCATATATTAAATAAATTATATTTCGGTTTTCCAATAAAACCCCGACCGATAAATCTCCGTCAAATAAACCCCCATCCGATAAATTTGCAATAGGAGGTGTACATGTATATGCTGTATCGCATGTCGTCTTGTTAAAAATAGGTTGATCCTTTGTAGCGGTCACAATTGTATCGGGTTCAACTGTTAATATACCATCACACTCCATACCATTTTCAGCCACATTTTTTGTCTCAAATGCAACATTTTTGTTGATATCAGGAAACGTAGTTCCGTTCTTGTCTACTTCCTTGTATGTTTGATACATTGCATATTTAAAATAGCCTTTTTCTCCCCAATTTGCAGACCATGAATTACGGCATACCCAGTATTCTACTTTGGGGTACACGTATGTATTATTATTAATGACAGCAGTCACGTCTTTCTCAACGCCCCACCCAACAATTGAAATGGCATGTCCGCCCAAAATATCGTCTCGATTAATAGTTTTATCCGTCACATAATTAACACTATGTATATAAATTCCTTTTGTCGAACTAAATATGCCATTGGTATTATCTGCGTGAATAAAATTTGCGTATACCACAAACCCGCCAATAACAGCCCCAAATTGCATAAGATGTGTTTTTATAAAAGGCACACTCGTTGTAAGCGTTTTATTTTTAATCTTGTACATTTTTGGTATATCACCCTCACAATGACCGCATTTTGGTATCATTTCTTCCATTATTTCATCGGGCGTTTTTGATGATTCTGGATTATCTTTTTTTTTATCAAGATGATTTTCGCCTTTTCCATTGCATCCTTTATTTGCATCACACAATTTATAGTAATCTTGAGAACAATTAGAAGGAAGTCCGCCTTTATTAGTTATATCATCAAGAACAAGTGATGGATTTCCCCCTTTACATTGTGCGTTATCTGGCAGACAAGACAGAATATACATTGGGCTAAGAAACGGATTGTGCTTTAATTTCATCCCAAACAAAAAATTGTCGGATATCGTTGTAGAAATAGATACAGCATAACAACTACCACAAAGTCCTTGATTTACTGGGCGAATTGTATTTGCTTTCAAACGTTTCATTGTATCTGTATCCGTCTTATCAGGCGTGTAATTATTCCAGTTTTCTGGTAAAACAACATCTTTGCCAAGCTTGAATGTATGATTTACATTTTTATATTTTCCACCCTGACTAAAACTTAAATTGCATGTCATTGCAGGAATTTGTGTAAGTCCAACGCTTGATTCATCTGGTGAATAGCGAAAGCTTTTAGGAGGTTTTACAAAAACTGGGAGTGCATTGCTAAAAATGTTACTGTTGCTCATTTTATTATATATTTATTAACAAATTATTTACCGCTTTTTTCAAAATAGGATAAAGTGGTAACAATATAAAGTAGGGTCATGTTGCGGTTCTAAATACATAACACGTGGGATTATCTTTATCTTTATTTTTTATCTTTCATCAAAAATGTGTGTATATACCACCCAAGTGACATGTATTCCATCGCCAATTTATCGCTAGGCATGTCACTTATTTTTATGTGTTTAGAAAAAGTGTGCTTGACATACAGTAATGAAATATCTTGAAGTGTATCGTCTTCCAATTCGTTATTTTGTATTTTTTCAATTAATGTTTCTAGGTAATTAATCACGTCTTTTTGCGTAAACATTTTTGAAATCCAACTTGATTTATATATACTCTTTATATATAAATTAAATGATTAATTGTCTTATCTTTCTTCACACCACCTAATCTAATTATTACCCGATTGGCACGCGTTGCACGCGCTTCTGTATCCTGCAATAGCAGAATTGGCACGACGGTGTTCAAAATTTTGTCTGGCACGCGTGTCAGCGTAATTTTCTCGGGGTAGAGTATAACCCGTCGGCATGGGAACACAAGTACCACCATTGGCTCCACACGCACCACCTGTATTTTGATTAATTTGCCTACTTGTTTGAACACCAGTACTACCATTTTGGTTTTCCACTGTTGTATTAGCAATAGCACGATAAAGTGTTTCTTGCTTTTTATAACTTTCTGTAGACGGAACAACACCACTAAAAACAGCAGGGTTTTGGAAGCCTTGTGCGTCAAGTGTAACAAATTCAAAATATCTAGGACGTTGCTGATTTTCAACAACGACGCGGTCCTCGGCCGATTGACAGCCCGGTGCTTTCGTGTAAAATGAATCAAAAGCAACGATACGACCAAATGTATCCAAACCATTCCACACGGGACAGAGGGTATTGTCAGGGTTTTCGTAACGATCGGACCATAATTTATTTGCCCATCCGGTATTTACGCTACAAGTTTGTACAGCACCAGTTAATGAAAACATCTTTTTATTATCAGAAAAAATAAATAATTTTATTTTTATTTATTTTCACTTTTTACTTTTACTTTTACTTTTACTTTTACTTTTACTTTTACTTTTTACTTCTTTTACTTTTTACTTTTTCGCCGCCTTCTCTTATTTTCACAGCATGTTGACTACCTATTTACACCTTTCTTTTTATATTTGACGCGAGATTGTGGCTCCAAATAGTTAAATTAAACGTTACGTTTTTGGTACGGCTTTTTGTGAAAAAGCCGTGCTTATTTTGTAATGATCTGTTTTTCTTTAAAAAAATGTTCAATTGCGCCACAAAGCGCTTTTTTATTTTCGCTTGCCCAATAATGCATCCTAATAAGTTCCTGGCGAGATAACTTTTTTACATCTATTTTTTCAGTATCTATATCTGGATTATCTGCAAAGTCCCTTTTCAATTCCTGATCCGTTTTTTTATCTTGTTTATAGTCGGCTGGTGCCTTTATCTTGAACATGTAAATCATCGTAAGCAATTTTTTCTTTGGTACAGACTGCACGCATTTAACGCCTTTATTAATTTTTCGCGTATCTTTATCTTTATAAACGTCGTCTTTCTCCTCTTTCTCCTCCTTCTCCTCTTTCTCCCCCTTCTTATCTTTTCGTACAGTTTTTGCGGGAATATCTTTCTGTTGTTCTTTAATCTTGAAAACACCTTTTTCATCGTATAATCCTTCGTATCCGTACTCATTTAATTCTTGTTTTTTAACTGGTTGTTTGGTATCTACATGACAATTGTCCCAATTTTCACTTTTATTTTTTAAGCATCTATAGTTTTTCTTTCCAAGAAATGACGATACAGTCATATCTCCACTTTTAAATACATAAGATGCAAATTGGGCTAGAATAAAAGCTCTGATAGGATCAACACCTTTATCTGTATATCCTTTTTCAACTGAAAGTACAGCAATTTCAATCATAAGCTCCTTTGCATTTTTGCTAAATTTGTCCAAAATAGTTTTTTTGACATCTTTATCTTTTTCAGCTTTTAAGCGTCCAAATAAAGTTGGAAGATATTTTCCATATAATTTATTAATTTCACTGTTAAAATTAAATTCTAATTGAAGTGGAATATGCGTTGTATAAAATACATCAAATAAAGTTGAATCGTATATATTAAAAGATAAATAAAGAGTGTTTTTAGAATACTGCAAATAAAGGTCAATCCCATATACCGTCTTTATAACAATTTTATGCTCTATTGCATACAATATGCTTTGAATAAACAAATGATAACTTTTGTCCGTATAGTTTTTATACATATCAAAAAGTGTAATAGAGGATTTGTCTGCAAATGTTGTCTTTATTCTCTCAACTACACCAGATATGTCATCTTTGCTGTAAAAAAGGTGATACGTCGACTCGTCTAAATGCTCGTCGTCTTCATCATCGTCATCGTAGCACATATAATCACATTTTTGGTATTCACAATTTCTTGACATGTCTAATATAGAAGGAAGGCGATTGCGCTCTTTTGTCAATCTACAGTCAAAACTAACTTGTTTCAGCAAGTGTTCAACGGATTTAATTGAAATGTCTTTATCTTCGCAAAACTTGTACATGTATCGATCAATTGATAAAAATTCATCCACATTTTCCAACTTTTCTTGATCTGCCATAAAAACCGTATATAAATATATTTTAACAACAATATCGGGTATTTGTTTTTCTAACGCATTATGCGAAAACAAGCGAAATGCACGCGCAATCGCCTGGTCCGTCTCGCTAAAGTTCCAATGAGGCGTTAATATATGAACATGACGTACATTTTTAAGTGTAAATCCTTCGCTAATAACTTTTGTACCAATAATAACCTTTATTCGTTCACCGTTTATATTTGTATCACTGTTAAATAAACGAATTGCATCGTTTATATCCGAAGACGTCTTGCTTGTTAATAGGGCAAATTTTGGTCCTTTTCCACCAGACATAAAATGACTAAATCCAAACTCTTTTAATAATTCCGCAAAAATGATGGCACCACTTCCCTGTACAAAATCCATATAAACAAAATGATTGCCTTTATTCTCTAAAAGCAATTTTATGCATGTCGCATATTTTACACTAAATGTGGAAAGTATCTCTAATTTTTCAGGAACGGATTTACCTTTATAAACATCTGTCATTGTTTTGTCTATTTTTACAAGGCTTTTTCCAGTTATTTTATCTTTTATAATCTTTGTATGATCTTTAAACCCATCCGCCCCATATTTTCCATCTGGAAAAACAAACAAACTTGCCTGTCTGCTATACGTATAAATACCCTTTTCTTCCCTATCTCGTTGCAGTGCAAGTTTATAATAAGCTTGTTGAAATGGCTTCATTTCCAATCCATATTGGTTGAAATAATGCAAGTCAAGTTTTTGTCCCACAAATTCACGCTTGACAGAACTTTGCATCGAACGTAAAAAACTGACTTTTCCATGCAATTTATCTTTTAACTCGTTTGCCTTATCTGGATCAATAACAAAATCGCCATTTGCCTGTTTTTTCATATAATACTCTTCAAATTTTTTACCAGTCGGTAATTGCTTATCCATACCCAGAATAAGATTCATCAAACTTGCAATTTCAGAAGGCGAATCAATCATTGGCGTGCCTGTCATTAAAATCGTTTTCGTGTTTTTGACAAGATGCAACAATCGATGTATATTAGTATACTGTCCCTTTAATTCTTTGTCAACCACTCCTCTTTCATTCACAATACGAAGATGATGGGCTTCGTCGATCACAATGACAATATTGCTGTAATTTTTAATAATATCTTTATCGGACATTTTTGACAATTGTTTTGAAAAGGTTTCAAACGTTTGAAATTGGTAAAATTCTGCCAATTTTTTGTTAATACGTCGTCGCACTTTATTGGCGGTTAAACTACCAGGATTGTCATACCCCACTTTTTTTTCTTCTTTATCATCTTTATCTTCTGTATCGCCCGCATCTTCTTCGTCATCCTTAACTTTATACTTGCCATCTGTACACTTTTCAACAAGTTCTTTTTTATAATTTTCAATCAAATTTTTACCTTTCATCAAAATAAGGGCACCTCGAAAGGACGATTTTTCAGACCGAATTTTTTCAATAACGGCTACAGACGCGCACGTTTTACCTGTACCCGGTTCGTGCATCACTAAAATACCATTATACGGTGTATAGGAGCTTAAAAATCGCGCCATAATGATTTGATGATTCATGTATTCACCGGGCTTTTCAGGGCGTTTTTCGATGGGCTGAAGTCTTACATCGTAAAACTCTTTTTTATGATACAGAGAGGTCGTGTCAACTAAATCTGAACCTAAAATGGCTTGTACATCCTTATCAAACTCTGTATAGGATGGCAAAAAATCGATAATGTCCATTTATATTAAATTAAATATTTAATTTAACATTACACCGCTTTGTTTAATTTATTCAATAATTTTAAATAAATTATACGTTCAATAATACACATAACTCGTGCATAAAATCTTGATTATAATTAAGATCATCAAAATTAAGATTATCAATATAAATTTGCTGTGCTCTCATCGTATCATCTAATAATTTTTCACGTCTTGAACGATCATCTGAACTTAGCCTGGTTCTTTCTTCGTCAATTCTTTCTATTATTTTATCATATATAGTTTTTGTTACAGTTTGTATAGGAACTTTTAATTTTTCACATAAAAGACGTGCTTCGATATCTTCTTTTAAGTTACCTTTAATATCTAAAATCTTGAATTTTTTTCTAGATGTATCGGAGCAACATATCATCATTTTACCATCAGGCGTTTTTATAATGCGTTCTACACAAAAATTTGCAAGTCCTTTTTGGCCTCCAAAAAAATCACGTTCTGTATACTGTTCTCGCATTTGTTGTTCTAATTGTTTTGGTTCTAATTTATCTATTGTATAAGTAGGAGACAATACATTTCTAATAGTATTGTTAACCGTATTATTTGTTGTTGTTGCTTTATTACTTCCTTCTCTTGCTAACGTTTGTATAAATGCGTCACATTGACTTATTTTTACTTCTAGCTTTGCAATTGTTTTTTCATGTTGTGATTTTAATTCTTCATGTTGTTTAGTCAATTCCTTATATGAAACCTTTAATTCTGTATGTTCAATGGAAAGTTTTTTGTGATCATTATTAATGTGTTTAATGTCATCATATTGTTGTACAATGGCATCGTATTTAAATTCTAGTTTTGTATAGTATGCTAGTTGTTTTGAAAAATCTTCAATTTCTTGTTGCTGTTTATGTAAAATTGCGTCTTTTTCTTTTATTTTTTTTTCATAGTCTTGCTGTGCTTTATAAATTATATATTTTTTACAACTATCTATATGAACATTTAAATTAATATTACTTGCAAAAGACATAGAGCATGCTTCGCACGTAAATTTTGTTTCAAGAGTAAGTCCTCTTTTTTTAAGACACGTTTTGCTATTTAATACATGAGATTTTAATGTATATTTTGTCTTGAACGTTAAATTACAGTGAGTGCACTCCATTTATATTATAAATTATTTTCTTTTAAATTTTAAAAGAAAATAAAAAATAAAGAAAGAAAATATAAAAAAGAAAAGAAATTCAAAGAAATTAAAAACAAATAATAAATTGAAAATTTTGCAAAAAAATAGGTTTGACCTGGTATGCTTTAAATTTTTTAGATTTCTGAAAAATTTAATTATGGTTTTTAATTTATTTTTGATTTTATTTTTGATTTCAACACCCACAAATTTTGTGGGTGTTTATAAATTTTATTTTATAGAATTAACAAATTTTATTATCATTTCATATTTGAAAATTCATGTAAAATATACTGTAATTTACTTGGAATAGAATCCAAGTCAAATTTTAAACGATTTTTCAACGCCTTGCCACTATACGGCAATTCACTTGTAGACATAAACTGCTGTTGCTCTTCCATATAATACGCTTTGATAAGGGCATACACGATTTCTTGTTTTTCATCGCTCATCCCCTTGAATTTATCAATCAGGGCATCTTTTTGCTCATCAGCAAGCTCCTTGTAGTCTTCGTCAGTGTGAGCAAGTCTCTCATAGAGCGGAAAATTTGGAAAGTTCATTCTGGGCTGTTTCTTTTAATTTTATTTATTCTTTTTTAAATTTTCAATTTTAAGCGGGGCACCGCCCCCGCGCGACGGAGTTTAATTTGTACAAAAGGGTTGTTTAATTGGTTGCATGCAAACGGGTTTAAGAGTTGTGCCCAAGAAACTGAACCCAACTCTAAACTCCGCCGTGAGGGGGCGGGACCCCTCTTTAGTCCGTCGCGCGGGGGCGGTACCCCGCCTATATACCATTTAAAAAAGATTATATAGTATAAATAAAGTAAAGAATGAGCGGATTATTATTTTTACAAAAGGAAGATTTTTGTGTACAAAAAGGGCAAAAAGGCCCAATCTTATGTCACTCCATACGAGGAATCAGTTTAGTCTTATTTTATTCGATAAACTGTCAATACAGTCGCGAGCTAATCCCCATTTTCAAACGATTGCCAGGCCAGCTGGGAGGCTGTCAATTTGCAATGATCAATGTCAGTGCACAAAAACACATTATCGGAATGAGTAAGGCCACCATCTCCGAAATCAAATACGTGCCATTGATGATTTTATATGTCGCCGGGAAGCCTTTCGTGCGCTATGACGGCCCTCACGACGAAAACGAAGTCAAGCGTTTTATTTTTGAAGTCAGTAGCAAGATTCAAACCAAAGAAAAGTTTACAAACAAAGAAGCGCCTCGTCATCAACAACAAGCCACAGTGGGCGCAGGAAACGGGACGCGTAGTGTCCCCGCTTATGCCGCCGGCCAGCCATTATACGGCGATGCCGATGATTTTTATATGGAATTTGCTGAAGCCTACACGTAAACCACCGCCTTGTATTTTATAAAAAAGCGGTAGTTTATTTTCTAGGAAAGAAAAAGTATAAACACACAAGCAAGCCAGTCAGTACAATACCATGTACAGTATATCCAACCGCCGTTGGACCATGTAAATTAATTGTATAACCCCCTGCCATGTTTGTCAATTTAAAAGCAACAGGATTGAAAAAAAGAACCAATAATACCAGCGCAATTATTAATGCGCAAATCAAATTTTTTGTCTCCCAATGTAAAGACGTTGAAGTCGAAGTTGTCGGAGAAGATGGAGAAGGCAACTTGCATACTTGTGTGGGCACAAATGCGGGTGGTAAAGTATTGCACATAGGATCTGTCTCGGTGTGATTCATGAAATCTGGATACGGATTGGGGTTGAATTGAAATCTACCTACTGTATACCGTGGACTATTATTCATATACGTAAAAATGGTTTTCAATACATCGTACCATCGCATCGATGGCGTCGCCATGCTGTTGTATACACACTTGTTTCTCCCAATAATGCGATTAAACTCGCACTTTAAATCGGGAGCGCCGTACGTGCCAGGTGCGCATGTCATTGCAAGAATAAAATTCATAATATACCTATATTCGCGCGGATCTTCATCGCCCGTTCTGTTTACAAAATTTCCAAAAAATCTACCTTGTGGAAGACCCACCAGTTGACTCATAAGTTCTATCGGTGCATTGCAGGTCTGTACCTGTCCTATCAAATTCCATATTTGCTGAAATTCAGGCGGTAGATCAATCGCGTTGCCTTTATCGTCTACGCCAACTGGTTGCCCACCATCCCTTACCGTAATATTTGCTATATCTTTTATAGCAGCCAATCTATCTGTAACATCGGTCGGCGAGAATCTAAGCATTGTTTATATTTACTAACATTTTTGTTTTATTTATATCGCGTTCTTTTTTTTACCAAAAAGCGTTATGTATAAAAGAATGAATTAGCTCCACGCTAATAGTTAAATACATATAATATTGAAATTATATGTCGCGCGAGTGTGGTGTAAATAGTTAATTTAAACGTTAACTTTTCATAAACATGCTCTGTAAATTTCTATAAAAAATTATTGCAAGCACACTTCTTTATTTACACTAAACAGATGCACGTCAAATTTTTTTAAAAGCATTTCTATCGGTTCATATAATGAGTCTTTCATATCAAATAAATATATCCATTTTTCATGAGATGGAAAAAAGTTGGAATGTGATAAAATTTGCCCAAGTGCGTGTTTCCAATGTAAAGCGTTTTTAATTTCAATTATTTTAGTACCGGTTAGCAAATCAATGTATCCAAACGGCGTTTCTACTTCAATCTCTCCACCCATCTGACTGTTATAATACAGTTGTAGCATTTTTTCAATCTTTTTGGTATCATTATCTGGTATAATAGTCTCAATGGCTTTTTTGTATTTTTCATTATTTTCATTATCCATTCTCCATTCATTAATCCAGTCAACCGTTTGAAGAAAAAAATCTGTTGAAATCCATTGCGCAATGTGAAGCCCTATAGTAGGATGTACCCACGTGCAACGTTCTTCATTTAAACCAGATTTATTTATTTGGATCAAACTATCTTTATCAATTTTTGTCTTGATGCACACTTTTTCAACAAGTTGTTTTGTTTTATCATTTTTATGCCACTTTTTAAATTCTTTTCCACCTGATTTGCATAGTTGAGTGGCATTAATATATCCATCTTCTTTGCGTATCATTTTTTACATTTTTAAAATTGATAATTTATATTTTCAATTTTATATAATTTAAAACCACCACTACATTCATAATTAGAATTTGCAACAAAAGTTAGTTTGTCGCAGTTTGTAAAACTCTTGTAGACAACAAAAATCTTAATTAAAGCTTAAAAAGAAGAAACTCTTATAAAAGAAGATGGTCGTTCACAAAATGTCAAATCCAAAATCATTCGTTCGCGAATGCAAAACAATCTCCGTCACCTACGATTTACTGCTTGAAGCACACGAAACCGTTGGTAAACAAGCGACAGCACGTATGTTTAATGGCAAATCAAAACGTGGCGGAGGCGGTTTCTGTTCAGCCGCAAGCATTGAAAACTGGGTCGAAACATTTAAATATGTCATGGAGCATCCAGACGAAGACGATCACGATCCCTATCAAGCACGTGAAGTCTCTCCCAACAAAGAATGGTATAAATTTGTCGAGCTAATTCACACGCCCATTGACCCTCTTGTTATTTCTTCTTGGAAAAAAATGTCAAAAAAGAAGCTTGGCGACGAAGCTAAAAAGTACGGTTTTACTGTTGGTGTTGCAAACTCTAAATCGCTTGCCAATATCCACGAACGCATGTTTGAAATGACCGAAAGACGTCGAGAACGTTTCTGGACCAAATTGGGCCTTGATGATAGCGACTCCAAGAAAGGCGATCCCGATTATAAATTAATGAACATCTTTCAACTTAAAGAAGTGGCCAAAGAACGTGGTATCTCAACAAATCTTGACAAGGACACGTTGATCAGTGAAATCATAGTCGATCAAGAAGATGAAGATAGTGTATTTGAGTATATTGATATGAGTTTAAATAAATTAAAATTGCTTGCAAAAGATCGAGGGCTTCTTGAATACAACAATTTACAAAAAGACGAATTGATCCAAGCATTAAAACAAAAAGATATCAATGATCAAAAAGACAAGGAACAAAAAGATCGTATTTTACTTGGTGGCATCGAAGTCATCTCACGTGTTGAAGACGGTTATATCAATGCCACTCAACTTTGTAAAGCCGGTGGAAAAGAATTTAAAAATTGGAATAGAACTGATAAAACAAAGGAATTTCTAGAAACACTTGCTACAAGAGAAAAAATGAGAGTGTATACAGAAGAAAAAGGGTCAGCTCATCCTATCACCGGCCCCAAAAAATGCTTAATTGACATAAAAGTAGACGGTGATAACGATGACAGAGGCACTTGGGTACATCCCCAAGTAGCTATCCACATTTCATATTGGATTTCGTCAGAATTTGCAGTCAACGTGACAGGATGGATTCAACAATTGTTATCCACCGGCTCCGTCGCGCTTGAAAGGCCTGTTAAAGCCTTTGCAACGCTCACCGAAATGGATATTGAAGCTGAAGTGCTTGAAGAAGAGGTCAAACTTGAAGAATATACCACCGATTCCGTCATCTATGCCTCTTATATCGGCAAGGGGATGCTTAAAATCGGCTTCTCCGACGGGCGAATGCTACAACGCAACAAAAAACACACGTCGTCTGAATCGATGTATAGCCAATGGCGTCTTATCAAAATTTTCAAGGTATCTGGGCGACCCATTGAAAAAATGTTGCACGATTTTCTATTGCCTTACCAAGCCGACTTTAACAAGCAAAAAGAGGTTTACAAATCCACTAAAAAACTTGCATCATTTTTGCAAATGACCGAAACGTTCTTGGACGAAAACGACTTGCCCATGAAGATTCGTCGACTAGAACAACACGTGCGCGACTTGCAACTGGAAAATATGCAGTTGAAATTACAAATCAGTCGAATGGTTTAATTAAACTTTTTTAAATTATCATCTTAATGATAATTTAATTAAATAGTGTTTGTTGCTCCTTTAAAATTCTTTCAATCAATTTTTCTTTTACCCTTGGAGAGTTATCAAATCCAAATTTTCTCATAATTTCTTTTAATTGAATGTTTGTATTTGTTGATAGCAACTCTTTTGTAAAGTTGGGGTTTTGTGTATAAAGTGTTATTTCTTTTGTTCTTAATTCCAACCATTTTTGCTTACTTTTCTCAGATATCTTTTCTTTATTTTGTTTATAATGATCTCTTTTTTGTGCATTAATCTCATCTCGCTTTAATAAGCGACGTTCATTTACTCGTCCTTTTATCTTTTCACAATTTTTAACATATTTTGCTTTATCACGCTCTTGTTCTGTTCTACATAAAAATAAATTTTTGTTTAATGTTGGTTTTAATTCTGAAATCCAGTGATTTTCACGAACAATTAACTGATCAATCGGTATATCATCTTCGACACATTCAATATCAAAATTATCCTTTCCATTTTGTCTCATAAAAGTATAAATAGGAGTAGTTCCTTCATTTGAAGCAGATCTGTGATCACCTAATCTTTTAGATATTGTTTTCTTTGTCGAACCAATATAAAACATCGATACATTATTTTTAAAAAACATCTTGTAAATTCTGCCTGTTTCATGAACTTCTGAAATACGAGGAGCTATCATATTAAGAGATGGTTTTAATTTTGTATAATAATCTCTTTCTTTCTGACACAATTCCGACTCATTTTGAATAGAACACTCTTCTAATACGTTTATATTAAAATGTTCAACGCCAATCTCTCTTATATGGTCGTATAATTTTCCATTCTTTCCAGATTTTGCATTACTTCGATGTGCTTTAAAACGAAAAGCGGGTTTTTGAATGGTAGATCCAACATATATGTCAGATGTTTTTGTATTTGTTATACTATAAACATAACCAATCATTTTTTAATTTAAATAAAGTCTTTGATTTTATTTTCAATTTTATAAAATTGAAAATTTTGTTTTTTTTTTTGATTTTGAATTTTTTTGACCATATTTGGTCTTTTAGAGAACTGGAACATTTCTCCTAATACCTTTCCTTTCGGAAAGGAGTAGACTATACCTTAGACCTATATAGATATGACTAGTATCCATAGACCGATAATCCGGTAGTCGTTGAGGGAGAACCATAATCTAGTCGATTAACGATTTTAGGTTCTTTACCCGCGGATTGCCCAATTCAATGCGTTATTACTATACACGAGGCTATTAACCTGTCCACACAACCAGTTTCCTGATTGGTTTAGTAGCATTGACTTAAGGGGTTTCCCGTCATTTTAAATTATCTTGCCCAATCGTAGAGACTTGGACTAGAAAGTTACATAACTCTTGTAAAAAGAGTACAATTCTTATACTGTTTACCCGAAAACGATGAATTGTAACGTTTTCGGCAGCTTCCTATTTTGGGCTTCCAGTTTTTTAACCCAAGTGCACCGCCAGAAATGCGGATAATGTTGTTGTTGACACATGTGGTGATGAAATCGTACTTTGTGGCAACGGCGCTGACAGAGGCAGTAACACCGTAGGATCCGTTGGAGGTCGGGTACCACGAGTTGTTTTGGGCAGCCGACGAGAAGGGGACAATTGACACATTTGTTAATTTACCATAGTTAGTGGATCCCATAGGATCAATATTGCAGTAATCCAAGGAGTACGAGTAACTGTGGTAGCCGGTCTCGAGAGGGATGACGGGCGAGTGGAACCAGGGGTTGACGAGAGAGAAGTAGTCCGAGCCCATGTTTTGGAGACGTTGGGTGTTCTCATAGATGAGCGAGGTGTTGTCAACGGGGTCCGAGCCGGCGGTAAAGTCGACGACACCGAAGAGAGCACTGACGGTCGGATCAGCAGCGATGTTACCCGATTGGTGAGGGCCAAGGGGAAACTGCGGGTCGGAGGTGTAGTTGGACCAGGCCGAGTAGTTGGCCTTGTTACGAGCGGCCCAGAAGAGCACCTTGACGGCATGGGAGAAGCGGATGTCAAATTGGGGGGTAATTTGCGTACCGTTGGCAATACCAATCAAACCAGTGGTGTTGATGGTGCCATTCGTGTTGAACGATTGGAGAGGAGCGGTTTGCACTTGCTCAATCAAGATATCACGAGGGGCACAAGCCATCTTCTTACGCTCTTCATTCGACACGATAGCGTAGTTGGCCCACACTTGGCACGAGTTGCCGATTTCGGGGGCAGTTACCACATCGCTTTGTTGAGCGGGAACAGACACCCAGTATCCAGCTCTACCAGTAAAGGTTCCACTGACGGAACTTGTAAAAGCGGGAGTTGCGGCGAGACCACTGCCCATCGCTGCTGAAGGAATGTACACGTCCTTGATCAACAAATCCGTCCAGTTACGGAACGAAAAGTTGATACGCATTTCGTTGTAAGGAAGAGCGGCCGTGGGCAAAGCAATGCCGGAATCGCGCGTAAAGAAAAAGGGAAGAGGAAGGTTAAGCACTTGAGAGGGCAACACTTGTTGTTGAGCAACGGCAGCGACTGTGCTGGTTTGGGCACCGCCTTGGCCGACCAAGATGAGGGGGTTGGAAGCCACGGGGTTGATCAATTGGTTGACGTTACCAATCATCACGTTGTAGCCGTTGCGCTTGCCGGAGGGTACCGTGAACGACGACCAAAAGTCCAAGTGAAAGTTGTCAAAGCGAGCGGCCACCAAATCGTTAAACGTGATGCTGCACTCTTGGATCAAGTTGTGCATCAAGTTGCGGGTCCAACGCAAGACGCTGGCAACGGTAGCCGTCGAGCCCAACACAGTGCCGTTAACAGCCGTGGCCGTCACAGCGGGGAGGACCACGCGCAACCAGGTGTGGAGAAGGTAATCACCAGCACGAGAGATGGAAACCGACCATTGTTGGCCAAAGCCAGATTGGCCTGACGATTTGCTCAACACGACCGGCACTTGCGTAAACCATGTCGATTTGCGAACTTCGCGAACGAAGTAGGCGATGGATTCCGAGCCACCGTATGTGTATTTCTCTTGCTCGTCATAAGTGGCGAGATCGATAAAACCGGATGTTAAGTTGGAGGTAGCGATAGACATTTTTATTATAGAGGAGAAAATTTTTTTAAATTATATTTAAATTTATTTTATGTTGACTTAAGAATTTGAAAACATCAACATCATAAAATTAAAAATCTATATTATTTAGTCGACATAAGGGTAATTTTTAAATATATGTAAGTTCCGTAAAGCTACTTGGTTTATCCGAGTAGTAACTCAAATTTAAAATTGATTTAAAGAGATAAAATAATAATAAAAACAAAATGTCATCATTGACAAAAAATGGAAACATTTTTAAATTTGAACTAAAATTAGCAAATGGAGACATGTTTACTATTCCATCTAGAGAAGATGGTTATATATGCGCAACATCATTATGTAAGGCATCTGGGAAACGATTAGCTTTATGGAAAATAAACAAAGAAACAAAAGAATTTGTGGAATATTTAAGTATTAATATAGGACTACCGGAAGAAACTTTAATAGAAGTATACAAAGGAGGCAATGACAAATATTTACAAGGCACATGGATTCACCCAGATTTATTTTTTCATTTAGCCCAGTGGTGCAATCCATCTTTTTCATTGCAAGTTTCAAGATGGGTGAGGGAATTGTTGGTTACAGGAAAGGTTGAACAAGGAAAAGAAAAATCGTCAGACGAATTAAAGTCTGAATATGAAAAGAAATTTGCGGAATTGAAAGAGCAATATCAGAAAGAGTTGGACGAAAAAACAAAGATTATAATGACACAAGGCGAACAGAATATGATGTTGTCAAAAAAATATGAACGTGTTTTTTACAATCACCAATCTTTTTTGAGAAAGAAAGAACTTTACAAATTAAAGAAAGGCGGTTGTGTTTATTTGGTAATTATGAGAGACGAAGACAAAGATATTCGTACAAAAGTTGGAATGTCTCGTGACATTACAGAAAGAATCAGTAATTATAGAACATCTAACCCATTTTGTAAAGTTTTATTTGTGTTGTATACAGAAGATTGCGTGTTACTTGAAACAAACATGAAACGAAGATATGAAAAAGAATTAAATCCCAATAATCGTGAATTTATTACGGATGTAACAACGGAAGACCTGATTAAAAATATGATTGAGATTGCAAACATTACAAGTTTAAATTATACAATCGAAACCGACCAAGAACTCGAACTTTTTAATGATCATAATGTTAAACTTACGCATCAAACTCAAGCCAAAGTAGAAGAAAATGCCGATAAAGACGAGGACGAAAAATCCCAAGCCCTTACAAAGCGTTGTGGAGGTGTCACCCATAAAACCGAAGAAAGCCGATTTTTACCATATTCACGGTTTTTTAAAAATGCAGGAAACGAGGATGGTACAAGTCGTTTATGCAAAGATTGTTATTTGACAGGTGTGTATGGCGACAAACGTAAAGTTATGAAAGTTGTTCCTATTCCCGATCACGATAAAAGTACACACAAGTGGTGCAATTTATGCGAGAGTGTAAAGGAACAGTCGTGTTTTTACAAGGCACGACAAACAAAGGATGGTTTATGTGCAAATTGCAAGGCCTGTAAACATCAACAAAAGATTGCAAACAAGGAGAAAAAAGATGATTTAAAGCAAAAGTGAGAAAATAAGAAAGTGAGAAAATGAGAAAATGAAAAACAGTGGTGATAATTTTAATTGTGGTAATACACAATTAAAAAGATAAATAAAAATAAATGGAGATTGACATATTGAATATTGATAAAAATATACGCGATAAATGGAAAAATAATGAAGATAAAATAACAGATATTGATAAACAGATTGAGGATATAAGAGATATTTTAAAAGACAACTCCTTATCTATACATATTATAAAAGATTTAAATGACAAGATAGAAACGCTTTTAAAAGATAAACAAGACTGCATTGATTTTCAGACAAACTTAAATTTTTATGTGATGGATGTGACGCCTTTGCTGGAATCGTATAAACAGATGCTTATTGCTCCTAAAAAAATATCATTTATGGCAAAAAAACAAAATGACAATCAAGACGTACGAACGGTTGTTAAAAAATATCTTGAAATATTGAAAATGTATAATATTGATTACGCCGAACTTGAAGACATTGTGTCTAGTAATAACAAGTCTCCTGTAAAAAAGAAAGAGTGCAAAAAGTGCAAGTCAACACAAGAGTTTATTTACAACGAATACGCAAATGTTGAAATATGCGAATCGTGTGGGTCGCAGGAAGAGAAGGCGTATAAATCGTCTTGTTACAAGGATATTTCGCGTGTAAATATTTCAAATAAATATACATACGAGAGACGGGTGCATTTCAAAGATTGTATAAATCAGTATCAGGGTAAACAGAATGCGTCGATAGATGATAAAGTGTATAAAGATTTAGCTATACAATTAGAACTTCATGGAATTATTCCGGCACAACAGCCCGGTGAAAATATCTCAAAACGTTTTTCAAATGTCACAAAGGAACATATTTTGATGTTTTTAAAAGAGACAGGCCATTCAAAGCATTACGAAGATGTTGTATTGATATATCATAAATTGACGGGTAAAAAGGTGGATGACATTTCTAATATTGAAGATGCGTTGATGGAGGATTTTGATAAAATTTCAAATGTCTACGATCAAAAGTTTAAATTTACAGGAAAGATTGAACGTAAAAGTTTTATAAATACGCAATATGTACTTTTTCAGTTATTGCGCAAGCATAAATATCCATGTAAATTATCAGATTTCAATATTTTAAAAACATTGGATCGAAAAAGTTTTCATGATGATATTGTTAAGGAAATTTTTGAACATCTTAATTTTAATTTTAAACCCATTTTTTAATGACTTAAAGAGTATTCTATAGTAAAAATAGAAATTAGAATGTCATTATTTCAAGATAAAAAATTGATTGTACACGTCTCACTTGAGGTTGTTATACTTGGCGCAATGACATACTTTTTTCATACAAGGGCTAAATCACTTGAATTACGTGTGAAAAGCGTAGAGGAACAGTTCTCAAAAGAAATTACAATACTGCAAGATAATATCGTTCAATTAAAAAAGCAATTGAAAAAATCAGATAGTGTTATTGAAGAAATCAAGACAATGTTAAAAAATGATAAAGTGTATGTAAAGCCTCCAGAAAATGTAAAAGTTTTTTTTAAAGAAGAATTGGCGATTCCTGCGAAACAATATGACCAACACTTTTTAAAGAAAACAAAAGATTATAAAAATGTGTTTACAGCTATAAATCTGACGAGTGCCTTGCCTAAATCAACGGCAACAGTTGAAGTAATTGATGATGCCGTAAACGATGATGCCGTAATTGATGATGCCGTAAACGACAACTCTGTAAATGACAACTCTGTAAATGACAACTCTGTAAATGATAAAGTTAATGATCCTATAAACATGACTGCCGTGATTGCGGAAAAAGATCAGAAAGATGACGTAGATGACGTAGATGATGCAGATGACGTAGATAATATAGATGATATAGACAAGGAGCTTGCTAATGAATTAAGTGAATTAGTTTCATAAAATAAAATGAGATAATTTAAAAGATAGAATATACTAATAAAATGTTATCAAAGAAACAGTGGTTTAATGAATACAAAGAAGATTTGGTACTGCTTTATAAAAAATTAATCTATGTTTTAAAAAAAAGAAACTTGGTATATAAAGAACATTCTTTTCACGCATTCTGTGATTTGATTTACTTGAAAACAGACCCTATATTATGAGTAAGCGTGATAAAAATCAAACTGAAAATACATATAAAAATAAAAGAGAAGAAAATGATGAAAATTACAATGCTTTTGAAAATTTAAATACAAATTTAAAAGATACAGATGACTTGTGTGAAAGTTATTTAATGGAAATGCATGACGAAAATGTACATGAATGTGTTGTAGAAAGTTTGTCGCTTTTTAAAAAACATATTAAAGAAAAGTCGTTAAGAATGGGCCAGCTTCTTTCATACGGGGATCTTTTTGATTTTTTTTTCAAATGATAAAAGTTTTGACCGCTTTCACAGAAAGTCTACATATAATATATTGATACATTGATATATTATATTTAAGTATATTAAGATGTTTTATTTTTTAACAGCAGGCATCAAGCAATCAATCAATGCTTGTTGTAATTCTGTAAGATCTCCTTCTTCGTCAATATCAAAGTCCAGATCATCGGCTTTTCCTTTAGGGCTTGCATCTGCCGCGGGTTTTTTCTTTTTGGAGTCTTTCTCTGCTTTAGCTTTCTTTTTAGCTTCTTCAGCTTCGGCGTCTTTCTCTGCTTTCTCTGCTTCAATAGCTAATTTCATTTTTTGAATAGTTGTTTTTTTGCCTACATATGATGCTCCATTATGTTCAAATCGTTCAATGTCGTCATAGTATTCAGTTGCGGTTTTTGGCACACATCTCTTGTATTCTAAATCACATTCTCCATCAGAACATGGTTTTTCAGAATCACATGCTATATTTTTATTTAATGCTCTTAAATAGTCCAAAGAACCTTTATTGCCGGGAAATTTCTCCCGTAATTGTTCAAATTCTTGGTCCAACTTTGCTTCGTGATCCGACTCGGTCTCCGATTCAGATTCGGATTCTGATTCTGAAGAAGATACAGATACTTCAACAGGTGTTCCTTTATAATAGGGACTTTCTGATAAAACTTCAAATCCTTTTGGAAAAACCTTGGACATTTTAAAAGGAGAATCTCTTGAAGCTTCTCTAGTACCTTTTTTATTATAGTATGGCTCGCCCATTTTATCCAATAGCATTCTCCAGTCATCTTGAAGCTCTATTTTTCTTTTGTCAGTATAGTAAGGTTTAAATTCTTCTTGCGTTAATTCGCTAGTTGTTTTTATTAATACTTTTTTATCATTAAAAAATCCAAAGTATGCTTCATCGTCTTCTTTATCAAAAAAGATAAACAATCTAGGTTTCTTTGGACTAGGTTTTTTTGGGCTAGGTTTTTTTGGACTAGGCTTCTTTGGTCTAGATGTCTTTTCGGCATCTTTTTTACACTCTTTATGAATTCCGCAGTATCTAGAACCCTCCTTTGCATCCTTATCACATTTTTTACCTGTAGATGCTACAATACATTTACATTTTTTAACGGGCGAAGGCTTTTTAGCTTTAACCGGTGTAGGCTTTTTAGCTTTAACCGGTGTAGGCTTTTTAGCTTTAACAGGCGTAGGTTGTTTAGCTTTAACCGGTGAAACATATTCTTCTTCCTCTTCGTCTTCTTCCTCATCCTCTTCCTCTTCGTCCTCTTCCTCCTCTTCCTCGTCTTTAATAAAATCAAGAAGTTTTCTAACAAGTTCTTCTTTTAGTTTTTGAATTTTTTTCTTGTCTTTTTCTCGTTTAATTTCTTCCCAAAGTGTGTCTTTTAAAGATGTTGACGCTTTGTATTTATCTAGAAATAATTCTAATATGGATCGAAATTCAATCTTTCCTTTTGTACTAGACAAATCTATAGCCAACATTTTTTGTTCAAGATTATCTTTATTTGAAAATGTTAGATCTTCCGTCATTTATTTATAAATTATTTTTTTTATAAATAATATTTAACTTTTTTACAAATTTACATCGGGTCCTCGCATACGTCTTTTTGGAGGTTGTTGTGCAAAGTCTTCTTGTGTTCCAAATAAACTACCCCCAATTTTTTTCATTACCATCTTTGTAATGATAAAAATAGCAGCATTTATCAAAATAGTGAAAAGTAATCGTATTTCAACTGGCCATTTACTACCTTCTGGTACATAATTTTTCTCACCCAACTCAATAAGGAGATGTTCATACTTGTTCATGCTTACAATTTGCTGTTTGGTAAAATCTTGCATATCAAATTTAAGCCAGTAACCAAGAACAAATTCTGTTATATAAAATCCTGTGATAAGATAACTTTTATAGGTTTCAATATTATTGTCCACATTTACTTGACGAATAGTAGAGTCGTATGTACGTTGCATCGTATTATAATCGCTGTGTACAGTAAATTCTGGTATATTTGCATTTTTGTACGACTTTCGAAGCAAGTCAAATTTAAAAAGCAATTCGCGTTTAAGATCTTCGTCATCGTTTGTATTTCGTGATATATCTTGGATAACTTTTTTCTGTAAATTTGAGCCACCAGAAATTTCAGACAAACGAGGCGCCGTGTATATTTTTTCATCATCGTCTTTATCACGATCAGGCGACCTTTTGTCATCTCGTAAAAGTTCTTTAAGTCTGGATGACAACCCATCGTCTTCTTTGGGCGGGGATTTTTCAGATTGTTCCCGTGATCGTCTGTCACGATCTTCATTTTCATGTTCACGTTTATCACGATCGCGATCTTGGTCTTGATTTTCACGTTCACGATCACGTTCACGATCACGATCACGATCACGATCGCGTTCATCTTGATGATCACTTTTTTCACGTTCACGTTCACGTTCTCGGTCACGTTCTCGATCACGTTCTCGGTCGTCTTGATGATCGCTTTTTTCGCGTTCTCTATCATCATTTTCGCGGTTGTCAGGTTGTTCACGTGGTTTATAATCATTACTTGGTTTATATTCCTGATTTACTAAATCTATTTTAATTTTACCTTTGTTTTCAATCAATTCAAGATACATATTAGGCATTCTTGGAAACTTTTTTGGACGAAAACTTGGCCTTTCTGTAAAAAGTTTTGTAACAGTTATCGTCGGTTTCCTCAACATTTTACTTTATTGAAAGAGCTTTAAATGATTAATTCATCTGTTTAATATATTATTTTATCGTTATTTATACACTTACACTCCTAATATATTATTTTAGTTGTCGATTTTGTGGTTAAATCGTTATATACCGCTTTCTCACAAAATAAGAGAAAGCGGTGTGGATCTTTATGTTAAAATATTTTTTGCACAGTTGTACCCAAGTGAAAAAATTTCAAGTTTTTCTGAATGATTAATATGAAAATCGTAAAAACTAATATCTCTAATTTTAACGTTAATGTATAAACAATTTTCTGTAATATTTTTTAGCTGTATAGATTGAAGTTCATCGATTGGAATAGTCAGCAACATGACAATTTTATCGACAAGTCGTTCGTATTTATTATTAAGATTTGTTTGAAGATTAAATATTACAACATGTAGCAAATCGTCCTTTACATTTTCAATAATAGGAAAAAAAGGACAGTTATCTACAATACCGCCATCAATAAAGTACTCGTCTTTATATATACAATCGTTAAAAATAAACGGTAAACTTGATGATAATGTAATGGCGTCAATACATGACATGTCTGGGTAGGTATAAATAGATAAATACTCCTTCTTTTTTTGTGTGATATTATAGGTACATGTAAATAGTGTAACATTCATTTTTTCGTAAAGATCTTTAAATGTTGGGATATATCCTATTTTGTCAAGTGACATTTTTTTAAAATGTGAGGAATAAATTGAAAAATCGTATATACCTTCTCCATTTAAAATAGAGTCAATGCTTTTATGATCCTTTTTATCAAAAACGTTGTGTGTAATAATGTACACAATCATTTCTATTGGAGTGTATCCTATTGCCAAAAAATAAGAAATAATAGCACCAATACTTGTTCCTGAATAATATTTAATGTTGCCAATCAATTTGTTGTCAATCATATATTGCATCGCACCAAGCAATGCAAATCCTTTCAAGCCTCCTCCAGACATAACAATTGCATTATAAGGATGTGGCTGTAATTTTGACATTTCTCTTTATGTCAATTATTTAAATTTAAATAATTGTTTGATTGCATTCTCTTGTTTTGTAAAAAACTCATGACATGAGTGTACTTAATTTAAATATAACGTTTTTACAGCTTATTTTTCAATTATTTTTTTTAGCAAAATAACGCACACCATTATAAGTAAAACAATGCATACGATATACATCGAGTTGTCGCAATTATAAAATTTTGAACAAATTGGGCAATCTTTTATGTGGTTTGCGACTGTCATACATGATAAATCTTCTGGGTCATAAATAGGGCGTTGATTTTTAATAGGTTCCTCGTAAATAATTTGGGGCAACTGTTGAAATGGTTGCATTTGAAATTCTTCTCTTAGATGTTGATTTTGATGCTGATGCTGAGGCTGATGAGCATATGAAAGTTGAGGAAGATTGGGTTGCATCATACCGCCATTCATGGCGTATGTAAAATCTTTATCATGTTTTCTGATGTGTCTATTTTGAACTTGATTTGTATATTCATCGCGTTCCATATTTCCTTTTGTAATATAATCAGAACCTCTTGTTAATGAATCCATGTCAACCAAATCATCAATAAACGTAACATTTTTTTTCATATTTATATTAACATTTTTTTTTATTTTACATAGAATATCGCACACCTCTTTTTTTTACAAAACAAGATTATAAAAGATCTACATATAAATATAGAAATTATATGTATTTAACCACAAAAGAAGTGATGCTCAAGATGCCAAGATGTCCATATAAATTTTTTTCAATAACGAATCGCCATCTGTTTCCACCAAATTTTGCAATAAAAGTCTAAAACTTGTCTGCTCTGCAATAGTTGACGACTCGTCGCGTTTTACGGGCTTTGCATCCAGTTGTATTTTTACCCCTTTTTCAATACATTCTTTGTATTGCTGTGTTTGTTTAAACGCCTTAAATTCTTCCGGAGTGGCTGTTAATTTTATTTTTAAATGAGAATGCAAGTCTGTCATATTAACCTTTGATATGTCTGAAACAGTCTTTTTAATTATCGTTTTTTTGGGTACATCTAAATCTATATTTGTAATGGCGCCTTTTTCATCAATAATACAAACAACTCTTTTATCTGTATCCCCAAACGCGTGTTGTAAAGGAGATCCTGGGTAGTATATATTTTTTTGCGGCGTTTGATTGTCGTGGATGTGCCCGCTTATAACTTGGGGGAAATCTTCGCCCCATTCGTCGCCATCCTTTGACACAATGGCGCCCATCTTGCATCCTTTAAATTCTTGATGGGCAAAAATGACGTTGTACGTTTTCCAGTCTTTGGAAACGGTCTCAATTGCTTCGATAAAACGTCCTGGGTATACGTAAGGACACATTAAAAACGTAAATGTCGGGTCTTTTTTTTCTTTTAAAACGATAGGCTTGTCAACAATTTTTACATTTTTGTATTGAGAAAATACATTAAGCCAGTGATGTGAGGTTAGAAATTGTTGATTGTTGATCATATCATGGTTTCCAACCAAAACGTGTACAGGTGCAAATGTGGCTAGAAAAGCAACAAATTCCAGCGATTTGTTTAATGCCTGTGTAAAGATACGTTCGTGGTAATGCATTAGGTCTCCTCCAATGATAATATGGTCAAATTGATGCGATTCACATATTTTTTTCAACTCTGACATAAGGATATCAATTTCTTCGTGATTGTCAGTTTTTATATGGGGATCGCCAATGAATAAAATCTTCATATTTTATTCATTTTAAATATTTGTTTTTATTATTTCGATTTCATTTTCGATTTCATTTTCGATTTCGATTTCGATTTCGATTTCATTTTCGATTTTCAAGTTCGATTTTTATTGTTTCTTGTCGTCGTCCTTATTGACCAAATGCATGGTGTACATGACACCGGCAGCCAAACCGCATCCCGCGACAACATAGTAAATCGCGTTCTCGACTGATTTGGCACTATCGCCACCAACGGCTCCGGCCAATTTTTCAACAAGGTTGTAGCCACATGCATGCATACCCCAGTTCAAAGCGCCTACAACTGTGACATAGAATAATACGATAAATGCAATTTTTATTGCGTCCATTTTCTTTGCGTCCATTTTATTTAAAAGAAAAAGATTTATTTAAATTAAATTTTAAAAAATTGTCAAATAAAAATGAATACAATTGTTGAGTTTTTATCAATTCAACAGCAGATACGTATTTACCATTGGACAACGCCTATATACAATAAACATGTAGTGTCTGGTAAATTGTACGAAAAATTAGATGAATTAATTGATAAATTTGTAGAAACTTTTTTGGGTAAAAATAAATTAAATGCCGAGCCGTTTACAATCAACGTTTCAAGTGATATAAATATCGTTTCAATATTAAATCGTTTCAAACAGTTTTTAATAACAGACCTAGAACTTGCATTAAATTCTGGTATGAAAAATACAGATTTAAAAAATATCAGGGATGAAATGCTTGGAGAGGTCAATCAGTCTTTATTTTTACTAAAATTAAAGTAAATTTAAAGTAAATTTAAACTAAAGTCATTTTTTGGTATTTTATAACATTTATTTTATATTTATAATCGCTGACTATTTTTTCCTTGTATTGAATAAGACGAACTTTTTCAATCGTTCCAGGAGAGGTTTCTTTTAAAACCGCCAAATTTTCATCGTATATAACATTATAATGACCAGGTTTTATAGACTCTTCGGCCATTTCAACTCTAAATAACTTTTTTTGAAATTTTAAATAATATTTTTCAAGTGTTTGGAATTCTGAATAAATTATTCTTGAAATAGGACTTAATTTTTTTAAATCGCTAATATAAATAATAATATTTAAAGAGGACAAAGATGGCGCGTAATCTGAAATGTGTTCATAAAAATTGAAAAATTCTATCTGTAAATAATACGTTTTAACTTTATCCCAGTTATTCGCGATACAAAGCCTAAGCAAGCATACAAGACGTTTTAATAATGCCAACGATACTATTATTTTATTAATACCTTTGCGTCGTGTCACATATCCAGATTTTTGAAGACTATCAAAATCTATAAAAGGCAAAGATATTGGCTTGTAATGGGATAAAGAGACTGATACATGTTTTTCAACAAATGTTTTTATATGCTTTATAATATCTACAGATTGATCTTTTTGTAGCGAAAGATAGACAGAAAACATGTAAATAAAAAGTTCGCCCAAAATTTTAGAAATCTTTTGATTTGCTAAAAATGTATCTATTTCACTATGCGTGGTTTCTTTATCCTCTTCATCATCTTTATCCTCTTTTTCATCCTCATCTTCTTCATCGTCTTCATCGTCTTCCTCCTCCTCTTCAGACTTTAAATAAATAATAAATGGGTCTAAATTTACTTGAAGTTGTTTTAATTCATCTTTGTTTAAAGGGCGTTTTAATACTTTTTCAACATCCTTTTTATTGCTTTTAAATAAGGACGTTTTATGCGTATCATAAATAGGAAGATCAAGTGGTGGAAGTGGGTTACATAACAAATAAATATTATCATGTGTAACTAAACATTGAACCTTTTTAAATGAATCAAGTATCTGGTATTTATATTTTAATTCCTGAGGAGGGTGATCAAACTGGCGTATTATTGTCTTGTGTTCGCCTAAATAAAGTTGTGTTGGAAAAACATCACTATTTTTATCAAATAGATACATATATTTTTCTTTACCAGCAACTACCTCTTTAATAGTAATTAGTTCACACCGAATTTCGCGTGTTCTGCTATCTTGATTTTCAATAATGAAAATGGTTTGATCGTGTAAAGGCTTGTACTGCAAATACGAGCCCGTGTGAAAAGGTATTACAAGATCCGCATTTTCGTTTTTAAATAGACGTGAAAATATATGTATATTACATTTGTACGTGTTTTCCAATAAACGTATCCATCGTCGTGGATCCATGTACACATCTTCGTTTTCAAATAAAGCCTTCATATCTGAAAGCGATAGATCCGGATTTTCTTGAGATGCAACTTCAAATGACCTGATTTTATGTTTTTTTTCACCTGTTGCTTTCAACACGCATTCTAAAAAACTGTGCTTTGATTTTTTTACACCCATTCTGTAAAATAGGTAGGACTTGTCTGTATAAAGAGTTGATAATAATGTATCAATATTTTTGGGTAAATTACCATAATGACCCCTTTCAAGTAAATGATGTAAAGTAGAAATAATACCCTGCTGTTTTTTGTCCGTTTCCTTTTCCTTATCAAAGTAATAAATATCAATATTATTGTTATTATTTTTACGATTTGCATAACAGCACGGTACATATTCGTATACATCACGATTCGACATTAAAGTATTTGGCATTAATCCTATATAAGGATATTCAGCACTTGTGCATCTATAACAAAATTGCTCTGGCATTTCTTCTTTTGGAAATCGAATATAGTCCTTGTATTCTTCCAATGCACCCCGTTCAGACTCTTTTACTATAACAGGATGTCTTACTTCTTTACATGCTTTTCTATACCTTGAAACAAAAATAGATGGTGCAAGTGTTTCAATCGTATCTTCTTGTTCTTCTACATCTGTGTCCTTTACATCAAATAAGTCTCCTAAAAATTCTTTATACTCTTTAATAATACTTTTTTCAGATTCATGATAAAGCGTAAATATTTTGGAAATTAATAATATAAATGCATCAATTTTATCCATATTTTTAAATCTAGAGAGGCGTACACGAACATAGTATGTGCCTACTGCAAACTGTTTACGATCATACCCCTTTAAATCGCTATCTGTCTCTGTAATTTTTTTACAAATAACATTGCATGATGCATCGATATCAATACCCCTTAATTCTCCTCCTTTATATTTTAAAAGTAGCCCAGATTTCTTTGTGCTTGCTTTAACACTTTCATCGACACATACAAATTTGGAAACAATTGGATTATTCATAATAAGATCGCTTAAAATATATTTGTTTAGGTGTTGTTGCGGAAATAAAACAACGCCGTGTATATCATGTTCCTCTGTATCTATATCCAAAAATTTAAGGGGTTTTGGTAGGTTTAATAATTCGGTAATATGTTTTTTAAAATCAAATTTTTGTTCTATATCAATGTGTATTTCTACTTTTACCACACCATCTTTTAAAAAAATAAAACTATCGACAAATACGTCATCTTTAATGCTGATTTTTAATAAAATACGTTCAGCTTCAGTTAAACTTTCAGTATTTTTTGAAAATTCAAAAGACGATTTTTTGTATATTTTACAAAAATTTTTAAAAGCACAAAAAGGGATAATAGAATTACATACAATAGTACTAAAAATATAATCAAGGGATACATCCTTTAAAGTGGTTGATAAAAATGTTTGGTAGCGATGTTTTTTAAAGTCGGTATGCGGTTGTTGCTTTTTGCTATAAAGTGTTTTATATATTTTATCGACCTTGGCAACGCTTTTTTCAAGTTCATCTTTTTTTTCTTTTATCTTTTTTTTTATTTTTGTAGTGAAATCCTTATCTTCGAGTTTGGATAGATCAAAACGTAATAACATGTTTCTTAAAAGTTCCGAGTCTTTAATTTCGTCTTGAAGTCTCTTATATCCTATATATTCATCGTCCTCTTTATTTGACAGTATCCATATATAAAGTATTAATTCGATGTCTAATGTATGGGAAAATGTATGAGTGGTTTGAAGCCAATTTAAAAAATTACCAAAACTTTTTATGCGTGTTTCTCTGATAAGATTTTCTACAAAATATACTTTATCATCTTTTATATCCGACATTAAAGAAGGCAATGTTTTAAACGCTACAGCTACCCTATTTCTAAATTCATCTGTAGTTTCTTCTGAAAAAGATGGTATTTCTTGACCATTTATATAAACCATTTCTTTATATAAATAACTTTTTTTATATTTGATTAATCGTCATCGTCTCCAAAATCAAAATCGTATAAATCGCTGTCTTCACCGTCTTTACGGTCTTCACGGTCTTCGTCCCCGTCTTCGTCGCCTCCATAGTCTCCTTCTCCTTTTTCATTATCCTCTTCATTGTCATCTAAATCGTTGTCTTCATTTACAAGAATAAACATGTCATCTAATGATTTTATATCTTCTTCTGCCTGCACTTTTATTTGTTGCTGTACATCTTTTACTGTAATTTTTCTGGATTTTGCAAATAATAAAATACGACTAACAACCGTGATAATATTGTATTCGCTAACACTGTTTACAATAGAGTCAACACACTGTTGAAAATCTGTTGCAAAAGTTAATAATTTTTGCACTAAAAGATCCGATTCAAATTCTAAAAATCTTTTGCGTTCTTTTATTAAATAAGCTTTTAACAATTCTAATTTTTTCTTATCTTTTTCTTCTCCTTCTTCGCCTTCCTTGCCTTCTTTTTCTTTTATCAAATAAGGCTGTAACACGTCTACATTTTTACTATCGTCTTCTTTCGCCAAATAAGGCTTTAGTAAAGTTTGATAGTAAATAGACGGTGTAACTGTTTTATCTGGGTAAACAAGTTCATCTGATAGATAGATTAGACGCATTGCAAATTTTAGAGCATTTTCATCAAATTTAAAGTCTGGAATAAATTTGGCAAGAGTATCAAAAATGGTTAAAAAGGATGAAACACACAATGATCGAATACAGCATTTTTGAATTTCCTGTTCTGGTAATGTTAATTTCAACAATACATAAGATACACGACCATCATCTTTTACATCTTCTCTATCTACATCAAACCCATATGTGGTTTTCAAATCATCAAATCTGTAGTTTCGTGGTACTTTTAACACTACTGTATCCGTTTTTCCGCTAACAATTAATCGTCTTGAAATTTCCTTAATATTTATAGCGTCTAAATAAAGCTCAAATTCTCCCATTTGAATATCTTTATAAGATTTACCTCCCCATGGCGCATCAATATATATAAATGAACTTTTGTGCTCTAAATTGGCGTCGATAAAACTAGCATGATGTGGATGTATTTTTGATTTTAATTTAAACGTATCCACATTTTTTACTAACAAGTCAAATGTTTGTTTGTTTACCTCGAATGACTCAATAGTTGCAGTTGGAAACATTTTTGCAAAATGAACGGTGTCCACGCCGATATGGGCAGTGGCGTCAATGATATGATGCGGATTGGTAAACCATTTTTTCATAATGCCGTTTACTTGTTTTACATGTTTCGGCAACAATGAACTGTATTGACTTTCTGAATTTGTATGAAACAAACTAAAATCAAACCCTTCAACACGGTCTTGTAAAATAGAAGGATGAAATCGTTCAGTTTCTTTGTCTTTTTTGGTTTTTTTGGATTTTTTGTCTTTTTTCTCACCTTTCTCCTCTCCGTGCTCGGCTTTACGCATTTTTAGTGTATCAAATAAATCGTCATCAATTAATGTTGCCTTTTTTAAAGCGTGCATGACAGTTTGTTTTTGTTTTTTATCAATAAGTTTAAAAGTTCGTTCTTTTCCGATACTTTTTGTCAATTGTGTAGTAGACGCGTATACAAAAAATGTGTATTTCCATAATTCCTCCATACAGTCTTTAGAAACATTAAATTCCATTTCAGTCTTGAAATCAATTGGCACCAATGATTTGTCAAATTTATCAAATTTAACAAGCCTTGTTAGACAATCTAAAAAGTTCATAAATACAAAATTGAATGCTTCAATGTCATGGTAAGGAATTTGTGCTGTTGTGTCTGGGTGGGTACCAATAATAAATTTATCCTTAAACTGCTTCATCATCTCATATAAATCTTTTGCTTTTTTCGTACTAAATATTCTGATGTCTTCATCTTTTAATACGTCTTTCATGGCCTTTAATTTTTTTACTTGTTCCTTTTCAAATGCTTTAAAATCTATATCACCGTATATACCATGTAACTCTTTTCGTATTTCCATTAATACAGCGCTGGCATAACCCTGGCCAAGTATATATTCTTCCTTGTCTGTAAAAGAAATTTCTGTATAGTCTTTTAATGTTGATAAAAGTAAAATGACATCTTTAGAAGGCACAGCAAGTACTTCTTTTTTATATGTTGGTGCATATTTAAGACGTGTCAGCTCTACAAAAGCACGTTGAACATTTTTTGCAATGTATTCATCTTTTAACTGGTGATACATCGTCTCCATTTCGTGAAAATCGCAAAAAATAAAATATGTATGCCCTGTTTCACTGACCTGACTTTTTTGAATCTTTTGATATGCTTCAAATTGATTAAAATCAAAAAATTCAACCATTTTAGAGTATACATAATGCATCATCGAAGGATAGCTAAATGTGCCAATTATATACATACTATCAGGCATATAGTGATACGGACTGTGAATATTAGGATCATTAAAATAAAATACAGTTGGTTCACGACGTCTTTCAACAACCTCTGGACGCGTATCGGTTAT